CCACTCTGCCCGGTCCGACAACCTTCGCAAAGGGAGCCGCCATCTTCCGCCACTTGGTTTCGAACAAGCGGCGAATCTTGGCGCTAGCGTCCCAGAAACGATGCGTGCCTTGCTGAAGTTCATCCACCCATTCCCCTCTCCGGATGGGAATGGGTGTCGTTTGAGCAAACAACCGGCACGCTAGGCTGAAGGACTTCTCACACCGCCTCAGGTACGCCCACTTGGCCTGGCTTACTCCTGCTTCCTTCCTGCTCACACGCATAAACCCCGGAGGGTGAACCGTGCGAGGACAGTCAGAAGACAGAGCGCGGAGCGGTTCTTCCTTGTTAAAGGCAAGGTAGAATCGCTCGCGACGCAGTAAGCCAGCTTGGCGTAAAAGACTTTCGGACACCGGGACCATCATCCCCCTTGTGATTGACCGTTGGGACAACCACACCTGGGTCTGGTGCCGGCGCAGAAATTCTAAACGCCAGGGACGAGCTGAAGGGCCTGAGAAGCCCGGACAGAGGGAGGAGTATTGACCAGCCCATGAGGAAGGGGTGTCAGGTTTGGTAAACAAGCACCTTGCCCGGACAAAAGGAACAGCGCCCACGCGCGTGCTCCAAGCCCGGAAAGGGGTCGAATTGAGGGTAAAAAACCTCTCGTTCACCAAGGTCTTGCCTTTCGACAACACCAACCCTGACGCCCCGACTCCTTTCATCCACTTCTCCGCCTCTTGTCTTGTCGAACGGAATACGATGTCGTCTCCGTTAACCTTCACTGGCACGTCCCTTGGGACGAGCCACTTGAAGGTCAAATAATTGACCAAGCAAAGGGCGGGGAAGGAAAGAAAGGTCCCCATGAGCTGTCCGCGGCGCTGGACGCCGCACACATTCTTTGAGTAGACAAACGATTGGCTCCTGTCCAAGGCCAGTTGCCAAACGCTTGCGGGGACGTGGCGGCTATTGTCCCGGAGACAACGAAGGACGTGCTGATAAACCTCCAGAGAAAGGTTATCAGTCGCCCCTTCGTAGTCCCCGGAAACAAAAACCTCCCCGTCCCGTCTTTTGAACTCTCGGAATGCGCGCGGGTTCGCGTCTCCGCGGAGTAACCAAGACTGCTTGGATAGGAAGTCGTAGAAAAGGTCGTGCAAGGGCTTCAAAGCCACCTGCTCGATGCTGGAACAAGTAACAACACGGTGCTTGCAACCGTCTGTTACCGTCCCTACACGAGCCCTGGTGTCTGGAGCGACAACCCGCTCCCACCCTAACGCGACCCGGCGGAGATCCTTAAGCTCGGCTTGACGAGCTCTCCCCCCACCTCTACGACGTCCTGCTTCCAAGCAGGCTTTAACAGGCAACAGAAGGCCACTGGCCCGACCCCTGTAACCACGGTCCCACCCGAAGGCACACATTCGGCGTATTTCTTTTGTCACGAAACCCAAAAACTTGGGGTCCGCAGGACCGCTCGAACGGCACATCTTCCGAACGTATTCGTCAGACATGTGACCGGGGTCACCCAAAGCCGGGATGACCTTCCGAAAAAGGAAAAGAGAATGGGCAAAGCTGAACTGCTTACCATAAGGTAAAGCAGTCCACCATTGCCCCCAAGGGTGAAGGGACGGGTTTTCCAGGAGACCCGAACAAAACTCCTTGACGTCGCCTAACGCAGGCAACTTCGGCAAAGTCGGCACCCCGATACCCAAGCTGGTACCAAGGCCCGACACGAATAACCGAAGTTCTCCCGTGATGGACGAGACTGAAGAGCTAACTTCAGCCGCCATTCCCGGAGGACAAGACATAACGCAAGCTACCGCGTACGGAGCTCTT